GCTGGGCAACATGGGTGGGAACACCCAAGGGACGAAACATTTTCTGGAAGATGTGGAACCGGGCGTGCGCGGACAACGACTGGTTCACGCTCATGCTCAAGGCGAGCGAAAGCGGCATCATCCCGCCCGAAGAACTCACAGACATTCGGCGCGGCACGACCGAGAATGCCTACCAGCAGGAATACGAGTGCAGCTTCAACATCGGTCGCCCCGGCGCGATCTATGTGCGCTCCCTCGAAAAGGCCCGCGCTGAGAAGCGCATCACCAACGACATTCTCTGGTTCAAGGAACTGCCGGTCTACACAAGCTGGGATGTTGGCGCTCCGCTCAACCAGAAGGTGTGGGTGTGGCAGATGGTCGGCGACCGCATCAACTATTTGGAATCTCTCTCCGGGAGCGACGAGTGCAAGACGCCTGCGGACTGGGCTGCAAGGCTCAAGGACAAGCAATACGGCTACGGTGGACACTTCATCCCTCACGATGCCGCAGCCGAAGTCGGAGGACTCTGGCAAGAGGCGCTCGGTCGTAGCGGGCTGACCGGCGTGATTCCCGTCCCTCGGCAACTCTCGGTGTGGGATGGCATCAACCTCGGCAACGATGCCTTCCCGCGCATTCATTTCAACGAGGCCGGATGCGTGGATGGACTCGATGCGCTCGATGCCTACCATTCCAAGGAGGAGCGCGATGGGGTCACGATCAAGGATGTGCCAGTCCATGACTGGTCATCGCATTTCTCCGATGCCTTCTCACTCTCGCACCAGGCTATCAAGCGTGGGATGGTGATCGACCGATCCGCGATCCCTCGGAAGGCCGAGCGTCACGAAGCGACCAGAGTGATGGCAGGATTCCGGGGTGGGGGATTCGGAAAGGTTCGCCGGTGAAACGCGAACTGGAAAACCAAATCCTCAACCTGTATCGGCGCTACCCGCAGCCGCGATCATTCGCCGAGGAAGTCGAACTCACCGCATGGAATGGGGTCGTCATCAACACCGAGGACTTCTTCATGCTGGCCCGCCCGGTGGACATTCACGACCCGCAGGAACGCTGGCGCGATGCCGCGCACTCATACCACAGGTTGTGCCAGAACTGCTGGCTGATCACAATATATTGTGGTATCAGTCAAAATAATCCTTGCAACTTCGCTCCGTATACACTTCCCTACGTCGCATGGAGTCGGCGAGACCGCCCGCTCCGGATTTACGAAACCTCGAAACTCCATAGCCGATGCGACTCACTGACCACTCCGAAAATCCCATTCTTTCACCCTGTTTAGCATGGTTCGGCGGTGGTGGACGCAAAGGACCGAGCAAGCAGGAAAATCAAGCTGCAAAGGCCGAGCAGGCCAAGATGCAGCAGGCCGCAGCCAATCAAGCTAAAGCGCAGCAGACTGCACAACAACAAGCAGCCCAGCAGGCCGCAGCACAAGCTGCGGCACAGCAACGACAAGTTGACATCATGGAGCAACAACGCAAGGACGCTCTCGCCGCGCAGAATGCCCAGATTGAAGAGATGAAGCGCCAAGCCGAGGCCAATAAACCCGCGCCCGCCGCACAGGTTGACCCCGGCAACCCGCAGGCCGACATGGCGGCAGAAGTTGCCAAGCGAAAGGGACTCCGCAAGTCGATCCTTGCCGGGGAATCCGGACAAGCTCCGATGACGACCGGCTATTCGACTCTCGGTTGATGTTGTTTTGACTGATACCAAATGACTGGAAAGAATCCCGAACTCGCCGACAAGGTTCTTCAGCGCCACGCTGAGATGGTTCACCAGCGGGCGACATGGGAATCGCTCTGGGAGGATATCGCGAAATTCGTCATGCCGCGCAAGGCGACGATGTTCACCAAGACGACATCGCCCACCACCGACGACGAGGCGCAACTCTTCGACGCCACCGCCGTCCGGGCAAACATGATTTTGGCAAATGGCCAACTCAGTTGGATGACGCCGCTCGAAAGCCGGTGGTTCAGTTTGGAGCCGCCGAAAGCGATGGAAAGCGAGGACGAGATCGAGCAGTGGTTCAAGCGTTGCACCGAAGTGATGCAGGCCGAACTGAGCCGGTCCAATTTCTACACGGAAATTCACGAACTCTATCTCGACCGTGGTGCATTCGGCACGGCGGCAATTCTGGTCGAGCAGGGGAAGAACAATTCCCTCAACTTCACCAAGCTCGACCTCGGATGCTTCGCGATCTCCGAGGACGATGAAGGCTATGTGGACACGCTCTCCCGCGAGTATGAGATGACCGCTCGGCAAGCTGCGCTGAAGTTCGGCATCGAGAACATCACTGACGCCATGCGGAAGGAACTGGAGAAGCCCAATTCCAACCGCAAGTTTGCGTGCGTCCACTTGATCGCTCCCCGTGGTCCGGGTGAGATCGAAATGGGCAAGCGAGACGCCGAGAACAAGCCCTACGCCTCGATCTATGTGGACAAGGCAAGCAAGCATGTCTTCCTCGCTTCCGGGTTCGATGAGCAACCGTTCTTCGTGACCCGCTACCTCAAGTGGAAGAACTCCGAGTGCTACGGCTACAGCCCAAGCTGGACCGCGCTTCCAGAGTGCAAGCAACTCAACTTCCTTGAAAAGCAACTCGACTCGCTCGCCGAGATTCATGCATTCCCTCGCATCCTCATTCCTGCCGGGTTCGATGGCGACATCGATCTCCGCGCCGGTGGCGTGACTTATTTCGATCCGAACAACCCCAATGCCACGCCGAAAGAATGGGGAACCGGCGGACGCTACGACATCGGCGTCGAGCGGGCCGAACACAAGCGCAAGGCGATCAATGAAGCCTTCCATGTGGACCTCTTCCAGATGTTCGCCCAACTCCAAAAGCAGATGACCGCCCGCGAAGTCGCCGAACGCGCCAGCGAGAAGCTCATCCAATTTTCTCCGACCTTTGCTCGCCTCACGACCGAGCTATTCAATCCGCTCCTGCGCCGGGTCTTTGCGATCCTCGCCCGCGCTGGCAAGTTCCCACCACCTCCGCAGGCGCTCCAAATGATCGGCGTCATCCCGGAGCCGGATGTTTCCTACAACTCCCGAATCGCCCTCGCGATCAAGAGCCTTGAAAACGCCGCATTCATCCGCACCAGTGAGATGCTCCTGCCCTATGTGCAGATCAAGCCGGACATGCTCGACAATTTCGATTTCGACGAGATCACCCGCGACATGGCCCGCAACGATGGCTTGCCTGCACGGTGGCTCATGGATGAAAACATGGTCGCACAGACCCGCGCTCAACGCGCCCAAGTTGCCCAGCAACAGATGCAGGCGCAGCAAATGGAGCAGGCCGCGAGCGCCCTCGGCAAGGCTGGCAGCGTGAAGCAGGATTCCGCTCTCGCTGGCATGCTCCCCGGCATGATGGGACAAGCATGATGGCTCCAGAAGATAAAGCCGCTGCACTCCGGCGCGAACGTGAGCGCCAGAAGATCACCAACGCCTATCATCGTGTCTTCGCCTCCAAGGAGGGCGCTGCGGTCATCGCGGATCTTAAGGCGCAGTTCGCCACCGAATCGCAGGTCTTTCTGCCCGGCTACGATTTCAACCCCGTGGTCGCCGCTCTCCGGGACGGCCAGCGAGGCGTCATCCTTCACATTGAGGCGATCCTCCGTAGGCCGGTCATCGCGGACGGTGACATTGAGACTCCCAAGCAAAAGGTCAAAAAATGAGCAAACCAAAATCTGAACCCAAACACGACATCCCGCCGCGCCCCGACATGGACCCCATGCTGGGCGATAAGACCATCGCGCTTGTCGAGTGGCTCCGCGACTACGCACCCGAAGAATTCCAAAAGACATACGCCGGTCGTGAAACCCACCTCGGTTACCACCCCATCGAAAACTAAATTTCAGTTTTGACTGATACCATTTATGGAAGACACCATCGATACCTCCGGCGAGACCTCGCTTCTCGCCGCAGCCGATAACACAAGCGCCTCTCCGGAGGCACAGGCGCAGCCAGCTGCGGAAACCACGCAACCCTCAACTCCCTCGACCGGCTGGGTGAACCCGGACGGCACATTCGGAGACAAGTGGCTCGATGCCCTGCCCGATGATGCGAAGGACTACAAGGACACGCTATCTAAATACAAGAGCGTTCCAGACATGGCGAAGGCACTTGCCAATGCCAATCAACTCATCGGCAAAAAACTTGGCGTGCCGAACGAGAAATCCTCGCCCGAAGAGGTTTCCGCCTTCCGCCGCGCAATGGGAGTTCCCGATTCGCTGGAAGAATACAAGTTCGCTCCAGACGCTCTCCCAGAGGGCATGACATGGAGCGACGACATGGCAAAGCCATACGCCGAGATCGCCCACAAGCACGGCATCCCGCCATCGGCTATGAAGGAACTCGTCGCCCAGCACGCGAAAACCGAAATGTTTAAGCTGGAGGCCATTCAAGCTACCTATGAAAAGCAACGCACCGAAGCTGTG